GCAGAAGTTGAGCCTAAAAAAAAGGCCAAAGACTTCCTACCTTTAAGCAGATTACATTTTTTGCAGCTAGTCAAAAGGTTATCAAGCTCGTCTCCACCGCCGGCGACCTTTGGAACCACATGGTCAACATGGTTTGCATCTTGAGCACCGCAGTATTGGCACACTCGCCCATCCCTTGCCAATACCTTGAGCCGTTGCTTCTTGAATTCGCTGGTGTTGTTCTTATGTCTTAATGCCATTTGTGTAATCTCCAATGTTCCAAGGCCAGTGTCATTGATCCGTACCTATTGTAAGCATACGCAATACACCATCGCACCTGTTGTTTATAGTTAGCCTTGGCCATGTATTTGCTGCGGCCTTGACATAGGCCATGATGCGACCCGTTCTGAGCTCTAATATCCCAATTGCTTTCCTTCTGCCATAAGACTAAAGCTGATGAGAATTCTAAAGGTGTAAGCAATGAACCGGCATATGACTGGATTGTTTTTATATCTGTTGCACTTGCTCCAGGGCTGCCAAGCAATAGACATAGCCCTGCCAATAGATGCACAACACACCGCCGGGCTATCACTAACGGGCCCTGCCGTGCGCTATGCATCGTATCCATGCTGTCTAGTAACAGCGTGAATCTTGGGCGTTTCCCACAGTTATTGAGGCCTGTGGATAACTCCTGTGGATAACTAATGAGTCGCAAGCCAAAGCATCAATATGCCCAAGATGCATTGAACAATAACAAGAATGCGAATCAGCTTGCGTTGGGTCATGATTGAGCCTCCAATAGACACACACCCATGTTGCCACACCGGGTGCATTGCAATACTTTCACATGATCCGGCAGGTTGTCGGTAATGATGCGCTCAATTTGTTTAGTTATTTTCTTGCATTTACGGCACTCAAATTCAAGGCTCATTTGCACTCCCAACATGCCCAACGCCTGTCAACGCGTGGGTCATAACGCCATCGACCCGTTGCCAACTCCCTGCGCTCGCCGCATATTGAGCACACCTCACTTGGAATGATGGCTGCCCAACCCATTACTTAACCGCAGCAATCTTGGGAACCCATTTGCCCTCAGCATTTAAAGTAAACCAATTTGGCTCACATTGCTCCTTGACGACATATGAGGTGCAGCGCATTCCGTAATAGGCACGGCCATTCTTCTCACCCTCAAGCACTGTTCTATCGCCATGCTTGCAATGCCATGCATCATAAGTTTCAGCAATCGTTGCAGGTGTTGCCCATGGATCATATTGTTCTTGCTTAGTTTCTTTAATTTTGGTGACTGTTGCCTTGGGTGCTTCTTGGCGTGCTTTTATCTCATCAGCACTGGCAATTTTCTTTGAAGCTAATCCCACCGCAATGGCACAACGGCCCCAGGCACTTGTCTCGGCATTCATTAGCTCACTGCCCTTTGTATATGGCGTGCGCCCTGGTACTTCTTCCCAGGCACATGCAATAGCAGGGCATGGATCAAATGGGTCACGATAAAAGGCGGCAGTGTATGCAATGTAGGTCAGCCCACCAATCTCGACTACCTTGAAAGGCTCATTTGGGTTTGCCGGTCTAAACACGCCTTCAGGAAATATCTCCTTAATCTTGCGCATTCTTTCAGCAACATCCACATAATCATCCATGTTGAAGCTCATAACATCATCCCTTCATCCACTGCACGCCAAATGGTGCATTCATTGCCGTTTTGGTTTTTTCTAGTAAGGCCGGAATCAATGATGAATCCCTGTGTTTCTAATGACTTACGCAATGGCCTGACTGAATTGCCTGGAATGGACAAGGTGGCCTCAATTTCATAATCGGTTACTCCACGCAATCCAGCGCGAACCAACAACTCATAAATCTTTAGACGCAATGACCCGGTTTCAGGATACTTGCGCATTGCTGCATCTACTGAGGTGCGTTTAGCGTTGCGGGCGATAATAACCGCGTTATCGCTGACTGTTGGCGGTTTCACGCTTGCCCACTGCTTTTCCTAAGTCAAAACCGGCGCGATGGCCTTGATCTAAACCAATTTCCTTGCCAAGCAAAAATCCGGCAATCATCGGAATGCCAAGAACAATCACGGAACCAATGAAAACACCTGCATCCGACAATGTTGAAAGAAAATCAATCACTTTGAGTCCTCGCTTTCCATTCTCCAAAAGGTTTGAATTGTCTTATCCATATCAAAACGGTAATGACCGCCAAGGGGCTTATATGCCTCAATCTTCCTGTCGCGTACCAAGCGGCGCAATGTGCTTGGTGTGATTTCTAAGATGGATGCCATCTCTGTTGTGCTCAGGTATTCAGGTTCTAGAATGCTCATATTGTCTCCCATGATCCAGCGTAATCAGTCAGAATGACAACTTCACCCGTGCCAATATCAAATGCAGCTTCATGGGGCTCAGCAATAGATTTCAGGAATGCTGATGCCAGGATGTAATCGGTGTATGTGTCAACCCAGTGGGCATAACCCCAGGCAAATGAAATTTCAGTGTCATGGATAATTGGCTCAAAACGCATGACCTTCTTTTCCCAATCCTTGCCCCATTGCATTGAGGTTGTGGTTAGGTGCTCAAAATCGTTTTTGGTTAGCTCTAAAGTTATTTTCATGACTGAAGCAACTTTGTTAGGTCTGCATCACTCATTGACTTGAATGCAGAATCAATTGCCTTGTGTGTCTTTTCTTCGCATGAATCACAACCACAATCCACCATGGCTGCAAATCCCTTGCTTTCCTTCTCAAGCTTATTGCTAATGCTTATGTGTAAATCTGCCATTCTTGACATGTGAGGCCCTTCGTCTATATCGCCGTGTTGCGATAAACCAAATATAGACGATATGTACGAGATGTACAACATCAACACCGTTCGGCGTGTCTAACGCTCCAAAAGAATGGTATAAATATGGTCTAGGCGTGCCTCCAGCCTATTGACCTGCTCCTTCAGACTTTGCCCGTTGGCCTTGGGCCCGATTTCAGCCATGATTGAGCGCACTATGAATCGCACGCCTGCATACAGTCCAGACAGAATCGCCATAACGCCTACGATTACGGCGACCCATGCCTGGAGTTCCATCTTACTTCTTGCCTACTGTGATTGCTGCATCCTTGGGATCTACGGCACGCAAGATAGGCCCAATAAAACCGGCCAATAATGCGTTTAGCAGAATCTTGGGATCAGAGATGCCGGATAGATAAAGGGCTGCTACTGAAGCTAGTGAAGCTCTGAGATACGACAAGGCCGCCGTTTTGAGTTGTGAGTTCATTTCTTGTCTCCTTGTATTTTTTTAATTAATGCCTCCGCTTTGGCTGCACTAATGCTAATCTCAAAATGCATCTCATCCTTGCGGTGCTTGTAATCGCCTCCCCAAATGCATCCATACTTGTGAGCCAGTGCTCTGATCATCGGTACTTTTAACGGATCAAATGTATTGGTCTGCCCCAAAGGATGCTTGGCGGCATTTAGATCCAAGGCCGTGCCGGATGAGTGATTGCTTAACTTTGTGGTTTGCCCTCTGATTGGCCTGTAACAATATCCCCAATCATCAAGTGAGCCCACATCAAGCGGCTCAATCAGCGCATGAAACTCAGCAGCCAAACCAATGAGCAAGGGTGCAACCGCCTCCGCACAACGCAGCTTGATTGCCGTGCCCGGTACTGGATAGGACTTAATTCCTAACTGATCTTGATCCTTGGAAGCTGGCCAGCCGTTAGCACTAGTCTCCATAAAGCGGAACTATCTTAGTCAAGTGTTCCACTATTTGCCCAGTTTCAAGCCAGCAGGTATTGGCTTGGTGTATTCCCACCGATGAATGTATTGAATCTCATCACCATCATCACGCAATTCTATTGAGCCATTTCTAAACTCATCGTGTTCTTCTGTGCTGACTAACTCAGGATAAGTTTCAACAATTTGTGAATATAAGTCCATTTTATGCTCCTAAGAAATTAACGCCGAAGTAACAAGTTCCAACATCGTTACTGTTTCCCTGTACATCTATTGCAGAACCTAGATTCTGGTAAGCAAGCAATTCAACATAATCGCCAGCAGTTAAATACTGGACATCGCTTAAAAATTGTGATGCCTGCCAAGCGGCATTACCAGTTCCTATCATATGAGAACCTAAATAATCTGTGCCATTTTTTCTTAGTCTTGCAAAGCCTAAGTGATTCGCGGCTGTAACCCAAGTAATCATTCCATAGATTGAATAATAACCAGTTCCACCTGTAGGAATAGTTATACGACTAGGATTTGTAGAGGTATCATGAAATGCATTTGTGTCAAAAGTGTCTGTTCCAGTAAAAGTAACTGCCGTATAAGTAGCATTTGGAATAGATTGCAAGGCATTTTTTATTGCTCTGCAACCTGAAAGAGTTGGTGTGCTTGAAGGTGTAGCCCATTTCAAGCCTGTAGAGGCGGTACTATCCGCCACAAGTGTTTGGCCGTTTGTGCCCACTGCAAGGCGTGCTGGTGTGTTATCTGCCGTTGCCGAAATGATGTCACCTTTGGCATCCACGATTGAGTTCTGGATAGCGTTTGGATCATCAAGTGAAACCCAAGCTGCACCCGTGTAAACCTCCACCACATCAGTGTCTTTGAGATACGAAACCAAACCTTCAGCCAATACGCCCGATAGGGCACTGGTGCGTGCTGCTGAGTTAGCAAACACCATCACTGTTTGTAACATTAAGTAATCATTGACCTGGGCTGCCGTCAGGACATCCCCGGTAACAAAGAGCTTGTAACCCGATGCTGCCATTTATCTCATCTCCTCAGTAACTCAAAACGCCCTGGTCAAGTATGCCCCATAGCGTGCTATTTAAAATGAACCCATCGATTATGGGTTCAAGTGTCGTCATGCGTACCCGCCATGAATTTGGCGTGATTTCCATAGATTTGCCAAAGACTTGAAGGGTCTTGGTCAGTGTTGTTGATCCCGGCTGATTGGTTGTAATTGTCACCGGGTCAAAGTAATCAAGGTTGAGGGCCGCGATTATTCCTGCATCATAATTGGCCGTGTATAAATCTAATTGAATTTCATCGCATCGAACGCTTGTTTCAGCCCTGGAAGCTACATAAGCACGGGCATAGTTTAAGGCTGTGGCAGTATCTTGCATTAATAAATTTTGCTGGTTGTAAGAGTGCAAGAAATACTTGGCAATACTTGCTGCATCGGAGGCAGTTTGAGTGGCCAATCCCGTGGCAGTAATGTTGGCCTCATTGTAAACAAGAGTGTCATTTGTTACCCAAGTAGCATTAAAATAGTCAATGGCCGTTCCGTTATCGTTAAACACAACGGGCGTGGCAGCAACACTGGATGCAGTTAGGTTGCGGTCTTGGAAAACAAATGAGCCCGATGCATCTACATAAAATGCACCATATTCCGTGGTTTCAATTGTCTGGCATGCGGCCAAGGCAGTGCGGGCAGTGCCCGGATCTGTCTGAACCGTAGTTAGGCCTGGGTCAATGTCTCTCATTGTTGCTGGCCAAGAAATGGCATCCAACAAGTTATTGATTCGTGCACCCGTTAACTGACCCGCGCTTGTTCCTGCGACTGTTGAAATCTGAGCATTCTGAGCCAATCGGAAAGCATCTACGGCCTGGATTGTTGTGTAAACGACATCCCCAATGCTTGATTGTGGCGTGGATGTCGAAAAAGAAGTTATGAAACCACTAAAAACTGGATAAGTAACGGCTCCGTAAGTTGCAGTTATTTGCACTTTTCTCATGGGTGTTAAAAGGTTGTAATAAGGCCCGGCGGCATTCATAGGGTTAAAATCACCGTTTTGGTCAACAATGCGCAATGAAAGCGTGCCTGTTTGAAATTGATCCGCCTGGGCATTTCGCCCACGCTTGGTGTTGATTGAATCAATGACATTAGATACATCCACAATCACTGAAGCTGCATCGGCAAGGATGTTAGTGCCAAGAATGCCTTGATCTAAAATGAAAGCCTGAGCAAAACTTGGCCCCGTGCTAAAGTTTATGTAAGCATTAATTGTTGGGATTGTCATGCCGGCAATGCCCCTGCATAGGTGGTCAAATTGCCACGGCGAGCAATTTCATTAAGCGCATTTTGAACGGCATCAACAATTATATTCTCATCAGCCAAAGAAGGGCCAGTGTTTACCACAACGGAAATGGCCGCTTGTTGGTCAACATTGCGGTCTTTAGCTTGATTTGGATTGTAATCCACACCCGGAATCAAAGTTGGCGAACCATCCGGCATTTGTGGAGGGATGTTGGTCAGAAAATTTTGATCATAATTTCGGTCTTTATTTTGAGTTGGGTTAAAAGTTACGCCTGGAATACCTGCGCCCCAGTTAATTAAAGCAAGTGAGGCTTTGCCTGCTGAGGTAGCCAAATAAGCTAATGCAGCACCAGCCTCTAATTCTTGTTTTAGCTTGTCAGCTTGTGCTTTAACTAAAGCATCATTGGCAGCTTGGGCAGTCTTGCCAGTTTCATCAAGAATGGCAATCTGAGCCCGAATGCGTGCCTTTGTTTCCTCATCAGTAGCTTGATTCAATGCTGCGTTAAGGCCAATGCGTTCTAAGTCAAACTTGGCTTTAAGGGCATCAAGGGCGGCTTGGTCTTTCTTCATTTGAGCTTCTTCGCGTGTGGCCTTATTTTTAGCAACAAGGTCAAGATATTCTTGGCGTTTTTGAAGCTGAAGTTTTTTGTTGTATGCCACGGCAGCATTACGCTCGCCTGGACTCTGTTGCCCATATCCAGTTTTAACTTTAGATTGCCCGGATCTCATCAATGCGCCCAATGGCCCGGCACTTGCCACATCGCCAATGGTTCTGAGGATTGCGTTAAAGATTGGAATTGACTCCAATTTGCCTGCAAGAATTCCAATGCCACGAATTACATCGGCAGTATTTTGTGCCAAGGTTTCCATTGCATCAGCCGTATCTTGGACACTGTTGGAATCACCCAATTGGGAAAGGGCATCAAGCAAGCCTTTGCCGATAATTTCCTTGACATTTGCTGAAGCAACCCCAAGCTTGGCCATTTGCCCTGCATAACCACCCATAGCGGTTAATGCTGAACCTTTGTATTTTGCAGTTAATTCAGCCGTAATCTTGTTCATGTCGCCAGTGGCCAAAGTAGCCTTGCTGACTGCTCCGCCCATTTTGCCCAGTGCCGTAGTGTTGCCCTGGAAACCCTTGGCTAAAGCCGTGCTCACTGAGCTTAAATCTTTGCCAGTGTTTGCACTTATATCTAAAGCAAGGTTTAGTGCATCCTGAGATTTAGTCACATCTCCGGTGGCGGTTAACAAAATCTGTAAAGCCGGTCTTAAATTATCATCAAGCACGCCCGTGGTTTTTTGCAGCTTGCCAATAAAATCTTCAACATTTGTTGCAGCGTATTGAGCACCAACATTTTTCAAAGTATTAGAAAGAGATCTAGCAGCTTTTTCATCAGCCATGAAAGCTTGGACTGAAGCCTTGCCAAATTGTAAAACTTTACGAGCAGCAAAAACACCAGCAAAAGTCTTGCCTAAGTTTTTTACTGTTTTTTCAAATCCGCTTATATGCTTTTTGGCTTGGTTTAAACCCTTTGGGTCATATCGTGTGGTTGCACTGACTAATAAATTTGGCATTATGAGGCCAACTTATATCCGGATTGCGTACCCGCACCACCGGTAGCATTGAATACCTTAACGGCTTTATCAATAGCCACGGCCACGGCTAAAGTTGCCTTGCCATGGTCTTGTTCCCAAGCTTTGAATATTAAACGGCCTCGTTCTTTGTCTTTACCGTAAAGGCTTCCCATGGCTCCAATAAATAATTTGCCAGCATTGGGATTATTTGAACGGCTGACATCCTTGCCCGAACCCTTTGGCCCTACCCATGGCTGACCATTTGGATTTACACGGCCGGCAGTCTCATAAATTGCTCCGGCTGCTGAATTGTTACGCACATAGTATTGAGCGCGGTAGCCCTGACGGTTTTGAATGCTTTTGCCTTGGCGATAGACAATGCCGGCCTTGACTTCAGCCGTGTCAAAAAGAGGAAATTTGCGCACGCGGCCGCTTGTGTTGAACACGGCTTGGCTTTGTACCTTGCCGCGCTTTTCCCAGCCCCAAAGATATGTTGGGAACCCCTGGGGCACATCCCCACGCGCTTTATCACGAATTGTTAACATTGCAGCTTTGATTTCAATGTTCATTTGCTTGGTCAAGTCCCTGTCAAACTTACGCATGGCCTTCAAAGTGGGTTCAACGCCTGTTATGTTTAGTGGCACGGGCCCTCTCCTTCGCTCTGTCATTTAATACCTGAAGCACGGCTTTGAACATTCTTTCATCAAGATCTAAAACTTCATTGGGGCTTATCTTCAGCTCCACCGCTAGTGAGGCCACTAGGTAGGTGAAACTTCCCCGGTCTATTTTTTTTCGGGCTCGTCATCCATAACTT